GTAAACTATGATAAACTGTTCTTTGAACCATACATTCAATGGACTCCAGAAAATCTTTCTTATTCAGACAAGACTAAAGAACTTAAAGTTATGCAAGACCAGATCGAAGAGTTAATCGAATTGGCAGTAGAAAAGTCTGAATGTAAAGATGCAAAAGAAGTTATTGAATATATTAGGGGATTGAAATGAGTGAATTTTGTGTTAAGTGTTCTGAGAAAGATGCAGAGATTGAACTTCTTCGTAAACGACATTATGATGAAATGCAATGCATGAAAGCAAAGATCGAAAAACTTCAAAATGAAAATGATGCACTAATCATGGATGTTGCATTCTATGGTGGTAACATGATTAACTTGTCTTGCAATAACAAATAAGGTATAATATGACTATGACTGAAAAATTGCATGACTTGACTGTGCAAAAAATGAAATTAGATAAATTCTTCTCTATGTTCCTTGAGAAATTTGAACGACAGATGGATCCTGACAGAACAGATACACCTGTTTGGAAATTATATAAAACTAAACTCAAAGAATATGAAAAAGTAGACCATGAAATTAAAGCAACTAGATATTGGATCAATAAGGAACGAAATGTTTAAGACTGCAAACGAATTTTCTCTACACATAGAGCAAATGGTTCGTGATACTAAACTGAGTTATATGGATGCTGTTCTTGAGTATTGTAAAGACAATTATCTTGAACCAGAAGATGTGGCAAAGTTAATTAACAAGTCACTCAAAGATAAGATTGAAATGAATTTTCGTGAATTAAACTACTTACCAAAGCAAGCACAACTGGATGTGTAATGGATGGATTTAAGGCATATCGTTATTACCTAGCTATTAAACTCCACTTTACTACAGACAGATTTAATGTTTTTGAGAACAGAGGTAATGTTCGTGGTACTCGTGAAGCATTTAATGCTCGCAATGACAGATACATATTCGAGAAGTTAGCACAAAAGCGACCAGATGATAAGGAAATCATCCAGTTCTTTGTGTCCAACTTTGCGTATGGTAACGACCAAGCGATTTATGCTGGTCAAGAAGCAGAAGATAATTATTTACAATGGCAAAAACGAAAACAGTCCATGACTAAGATTTTCGTTGATGATTTGGCTACATTAATAACACATATTGAATTAAACAAGTTGAAACCAACTGCAATATTTCAATTTACAGAAAACGAATATCCTGTAGCACTAAAATTATTTGTTGGAGGTAAAATTGCAATAGAAACTCTAAATATTATAGACGACATGACTGGAATGCTTGATGATTGGGTAACTCATCCATCTGTAAGATACATATGGGAAGATGAGATGCGAAGAATTAAAAAGTTGACTGGGTTCGTGAAATACGATAAAATTAAGATAGGTAAAATCTTCCAGCATTTTAAAGAAGAAATTGCAGAGTGAGTAACATGGGTAAGACATATAATAAACCAAAGCAAGATGACGAATTTTCCAGTGGGCGATCTGGGAAACACAGTAAACATGCCAATGGCAAGAAAACTGGTGGTATGAAAACGCTAAATAGGTATGTTGAAGAAGAATATGACGATCCGTTTGTCGATGAGGTAGACGGAATAACTGATGAAATCTTTATTCAACATATAAAACAAGACGATACAAATTAATACATTTAATACAAAGGAAATACGATGGACATTCAAGCACTACGCAAAATGCGCAACTCAGACTTTGGAGCAATTAGCTCTGCATTCGAAAAAGTCGCAAATCCCCAATCCGAACAAAAGTCTTTTACAGACGATCGCTTCTGGCGACTCGAAGGTGACAAGGCTGGCAACGGAACAGCAACAATCCGATTCCTACCACGTGTAGAAGGCGATGAACTCCCATGGGTTCGTATCTTTTCTCATGGCTTCCAAGGTCCAACTGGAAAATGGTATATCGAAAACTCCCTAACAACTCTTGGTGAAAATGATCCAGTCGGTGAATTGAACACTCAACTTTGGAACTCTGGTTCTGAAGCAAACAAAGAGATCGCACGTAAACAAAAGCGTCGCCTAAGTTTCACTGCCAACATTCTTATCGTGTCTGATCCAAAGCACCCAGAGAATGAAGGTAAGGTATTTTTGTGGAAGTTTGGTAAGAAAATCTTCGATAAGATTATGGACAAGGCTCGTCCAACCTTTGAAGATGAGAAGCCAGTCAATGTCTTTGACTTCTGGGAAGGTGCAAACTTCAAACTCCGTATGCGTAAGAAAGATGGTTACGCAAACTATGATGAGTCTGCATTCATGGAGCCAGCACCAATTGGTACTGATGATGAGATCGTTAAGTATGCTTCTGCTCAACACAAGTTGTCTGAGTTTACAGATCGTAAGAACTTCAAGTCTTATGATGAGTTGAAGAAGAAACTCAATGAGGTTTTATCTGGTGATTCTTTTGCTAGCAAGTCTGCTGCACAGATCGCTGAAGATGAAGATCGTCCTGTAGCACAAGCACCAAAGATTGCTTCTAAACCTGCGCCAGCACCTAAGGCAATGGAAGAAGACGATGATGATGTTATGTCTTATTTTGAGAAGATCGCTAAAGAAGATTAATCTTTAGAGTAGTAAAAAGAAAGGGATCGTAAAGATCCCTTTTTTGTTTTAGAAGTTATTGTTATATGCTATTCGTCTACCATACATCATATTACTTGATTCATTATTTCGAATATTTGGTTTAATAACATTGGTAGTTCTACTCATGTTATTGACTGGAGCGTTAACAATATTGGTCTTATTACCACCACCTGAGCCACCTTCAGCTGCAGCATCAGCATTGGCTCTTGAACCACCCTCAACTGCACCAGCTGGTCTCATTGCTGCACCCATAGCTGCAATTTTATCGATTGGAAGTTCAGAGATTGCTTTAATTGTCTTAGTATCAATCGTGGAGAATTTACCAAGACCAGTAGCCAAAGCCATAACACCATCACCTGCTGCTTTGATATCCTGACCACGTTCACCCATCATCATAATCTGTTCAACTGGAGATTTTCCAGGTGTCACTAGATTTAAGAATCCACCAACTAGATTACCAATACCAGCTGCAGCTGTTCCAGCACCGAACACAGCCATACCTGCACCAATTGCTGCGAGTCCAGCACCAACCATAAGAAGATTTGATCCATCGAGTTGTCCTAGTTTTTCTAGACCAACTGTCATCTCATCGAAACCTTTACCCACTGCCTGCATTGCTTCACCAACAATCCAGAGAGCACCACCAAGTAAACCAATTGCAGCTGCACCTAATGTGATAGGAACAATGGCATTACCCATAACTGCAGCCATAATACCGATACCTGCTACGGCAAGCATACCTTTGCCAATAGTTTCCCATTCTAAACTTGCGAAAGTACTAAGTGCCTCACCCATCAAATACATTGCACCTGCCAATACACCAAGTACCATTGCACCTTTGATAATGGATCCTTTTACTTTATCTAATCCAATTGCAGCAAGCACTAGCCCACCAAGAGCAACCATACCCTTACCAATCATCTCCCAATCTACATCACCAAAATTCTTAAATGATTCAGCAGCAACCCATAGGGCAGCAGAAATAGCAAGAAGACCGATACCGAATTTCTTCATACCATCAAGTGCTTTGCCACCACCACTCATTAAACCAGCAAGTAATCCACCACTCTCTTTACCACCTTCGGCTGGCTTTGCTTTCTGATCAGGAGATCCACCACGAGTATTCTGCTCGATTTTAATAAAGAGATCTTCTTGTTTTTGAGCATGTTTTTCTGCTTCAATTGCTCGTTCTTCACTCGCTCCAGCATCAGCATGTTCTTGAGTAGGAGAAGATTCTTTTTTAACTAATGCTGCCTTTAAATCATTCTTAGCATACGTATCGGATAGTTCATTACGTTTACCAAGTAGTCGTTTACCCTCTTTAGTCTCAGCAAGTTGAGACTCAGACATCCCAGTATCTTTCTTAAACTGAGATAACTCTGCTTCATTTTTCTTAATGTCTTTTGCAGCTCGATTCGCATTTTCAAATTTACCACTAAGAGTAGATCGATCATCTTCAGATCCAAGTTTACGTTGAGTCTGAATAAACTTCTCTTTTGCGATAGACTTATTAAAGATACCACCAATGTTAAATGCTTTTAGAGCAGTAACTTTAAGAGCAGAAAATGAACCATAGTTGTCTTTTAGTTTCTTGCCCATGTCTCTTAAACGATCACCCATAGTCTGGAATGTTTCCATTCCTTTGGCGATATTGGTGATTGCTTTGGCTTCTTCTTTACGAAGGTGTAGATTCTCTTTTAGAGCATCATTTGATTCTTTAATTCTTAACTTTTCTTGCTCTTTGAGTTTAATGGCTTGTTGTTTTGCCTCAGTAAACTGTTTATCTTGTAGCTGAGCAATTAATGCTTCTTTGATATCTTTCATCATAGCTGACTGAGCAATCTGTTCAGCCAACTGTTGCTGATTTGCACCAGCCTGAGCCATAGAAGACTCTAGTGATTTAATGGCAGTTTCGTTAGCCTTAGCCTGTTCTGAAAGCAGCTTTGAAAAAGCTGCACTGTCCCATGCATTAACATTAGTTGTTGTACTAACATTAACTACTGGTGGTCTTGGTCCACGATTCTTTTTTGCCATCTGTTACATCCTCTTTTTGGATTCTATTCTTTTCTTTTCTTCTTCAAGATACTGAATTAGCATAAAGACATACACTTCTCGTTCGAAGGGTATCATGTCTTCCAGCTCAGCCAAAGAGTATTTGTGGTACTGCATCATCGCAAAATTCATTTTATAATAGTTCTCAAGCGATTCATGACTGAGCAATACTAAAAAAAACTTTGGAGTCCCTCCAGCATCTTAACATGGTGTCTGCCACAAACTGGACAGTTATATTCAATCTCTTTTCTAATCTTCGGCATAGTCTCAAAGAATTTTTGAACTCTTGCGAACTGCTCTGAAGATAGATTTTCAATAAATGCTAATAGTTCTTCTTTAGTACTTTCTTTAGCATAAAATAATTGTTCACCATCATAAATGTAATCAATAGATAAAGCCATAATATCAAAGACTGTATCTAAATCATTAATATCAAAACCTTCTAATTTCTTAATAACATCAACTGTAGGATACTTCATCACTACACCGACATTACCAAATAGTTCGATCTTGTTGCTATGGTCTTCTGACTTCTGTACTGTGATAGTGGATAGATCAACAGTAACAGTGGCTTTAGCCTTCTCGTTCTGTTCACCATGATCCAAATCGCAAGCAAAAATTAAGTCAACTGTTTCACCAACAGACTTACCACGGATCTGAGTAAACATATACTCTAGATCGAATGTTGCTAGTTTTTCAACATCCAGTTTATCTTGTACGCAAGACTTAACGACTTGCTTTAATGTCTCAATCATTGTTACTACATCTTCAGATTGCTGGGCAATCAAAAGTGCCTTTTCCTCTTTAACGAGGAATGGACGATATTTTACTGTCGCTCCACTTGAAGGCACAACCAATGTATAGATTGGCGCATTCATCATAGGTAAAGCCATAATTATTCTCCTTTAGACATATTCTTAATTAACTTATTCAACTCAGCAGTGCTACCTGTAAAGATAACATTGTTATTCGTCACTTCTTTTCTAGACCCTTCTTTGGGTGTATCTAGTTTTTGTTTCTGTTGATGTAGATCCAATAACTGTTGGTTTATATCAGCCAACTGCTTCATTAGATTACCAACAACCTCAAATGCTCTTGGGTGTTCAGACTGCATAGCCACATCAAGTGACTTCTGTAGTGCTTCCTGTCCCTGTTGTAATAATATACGAAGATTACCTCGAGTGACATCGAAGTCATCTTGAATCTTATTTGTAGAGTCGTTAATAACTTCTCCAGTCTTAGTAATCACTTCAGTCTGCCCCATTGGTTGAATCCCAAATTCAGCAGATAATGTTTCATCAATTTTCATTATTTATCTCATAGTTAGAATTTTAATAATCCTGGAAGTTTTGTGACTCCGTAAGATAAAGCAGAACCAGTCAAGAAGTTACCTGCTCTGGTACCAAGTGTATTATTAATGGTCTCTTGGAATCCACTAAAATTCTGAGTCATTCTATCCAACAAATTAGTAGGAACTTTCTGACCATCAGCCAGCGGAGACTTAGGTGTTGCAATCCAATTTTTGTACTGCATGCCAATGCTAATCTTCATAACATCTTTTGAGGCATAATCCATCTGAATGGAACTGATAGTTTTAGGATAGCACTCAAACAAAGTTACCTCATAGCGAGTTTTATCATTAATATCTTGAACTTCAATACGCATATCAGCAATATATGTATTGTAATAGTTGTATGTTTTAGTCACTGGATTTGAAATCAAATTGGACCAATCATCGAACAGTGATTTAACTTTTAAATCTACGTCTACATAAAAAGACATAGTGATGTTGTCATATATCTTTTCGTATGGTACTTCACGGAACTCACCGAACATTCTATTCTGAGTAGTGGAATAATTTGTTCCTGGAAGTTGAATTTGATCACAGAACAATAAAATCTTTTGTAAATTACCTGGATTAATACCTGCTGGTGGAGTGAACATAACCGCATAGCGATTAGTTCTTGCCAATCCCCCAGATTTAATATGAGAGATAAATTGATTGATAGGTTTCTGGTCTTTTCCAGTAACTCTGTCTGTAATATCTTTTGTGGAAAATGGTAAATTAAGTGCCATTTTATGCCCTTCTAATTATCTTGGCTGAATCAGCCCAGACTTCTTGTTTACTTGCGCCAACAAATCTTTCAACTGGAAGTAACATAGCTGTTGCCCAATCCGCAGAAGAAACTTGTCTAAATTGTGTTCTAACATGACCAGTAAGATACTGTCTTACACATGGTTGTGCTGCAGCAAATCTAGATACACCATCAATAACTTGCCAAGAGTACTTCAATCTTGTTGTCTCATCCATTCTACTATTGCTTTTAAACCCCATTAGTTTATCCAACAAACCAACTCTAAGAGGATATGGTAAATAGTGCATATTTAACCCTATGAATCCATCTTGGGTTTTGCTGAATGGAAATACCAAAGGAAACCTA